GTAGTTCTTGGGTAGAACCTTCACGACCTTGAGCCCCTTGGTTGTAGCATACATGATGCCGATGCCGTCAGGGTTGGATGTGTGGATGTCCGCCAGTAGCCCATTTGTGTTGAGCAAAGTTGAACGGATTTTGTTTGATTGACCAGTAATAATTAAGCACATAGTTTTCTCTCCTTGATTGATGAATGATTAGATTGAATCCGCACAGGTTGACTCAGTGGCTACATGACTGGGCGCCATGCCAGTTAGTTGCTCTTGTTTCTTGGCACGACGGCGGATGCCGTACCAGTCTGATAGATGTGGGTAGTTGTTGTTGGTAGTGCGTAGCCATTCGATGAATGACTTCTTGTCAAGGTCACGCCAAGATGCAACACGACAGAACATGACAGCGGCATGAGTGAACTCGATCTGTGCAAGCAGTCGCTCTTTCTTGAGAGACGCCCTGAAGATACGCAACTCGATGGTGTCATAGTCCTTGCAGTTTCTATTGGTACGAACTTGCAGTCGCTCGCGTTCCTCGTGGGATAAGTTCTCCGTGTTGACCATGCGATAGCGAGACGTGGCTTTGTTCTTGATAGCGTGGTTGGGATTGGTCAGTATGTCTTGATGCTCTGCCGCACAATACTCACGAGCCTGTGTGTCACGCATTGGATGACGACCTGCTATCTTGCGGATGAAGTCGACGTTGCTCTCGCTGTTGATGAGCATGATGAACTTGCCCAAGGTCAACGGCGTGAACGCTTTCGAGTGGATGTGGATATGCATACCACAACAGCCCATGTCCCATGCACGATAGTGTGACTTGACTTCCCATGCTTTGAACTTACTGATGTGCTCAGCAAGACCACGAGGAGCGGTCACGATCTCAAAGCCACTACTTACAGAACCATCGAGCTTGCACACGCAGTAGTCGTTGCCGAGCTTATCAAGCACATCGGTCACAGCGTCGTTGCGACTGTGAAACTCGCCTTGACCCATCTCGAACTCGATGCCCATGAGGAAGTCGCCGTGTGTGGATGAGACGATGTTGCGATCGGGCTCCAGTATGCGGGTCACGTCGGTGCTGTAGTCCATGAGACGAGATGGATCTCTGCTTGAATAGTCATCGTCATCACCATCTACATCGGAGTCATAGTCTGGCGCATTGGACTGGTCACGATAGTAGCAGTTGTCTTCCTCGCAGTAGTAGCACTCGTCTCTGTGATACTCCCAGTCAGCATCCTCAACAGTTACATAGTTCTCTTCGTAGCATGAATTGCAAACAGTAGTGTTGCCATAGCGCTCAACGCCATGCGTCTCATTACGCAACTCAACGTGATCGCAGTCGCAAGTGACTAGCGGATGCTCAAGGTCGAACTTGGTCAAAGCATCGCTGATGTTTTGATAGGTATGACGGAAGTCATCCTCGAACTCGTCCATATGCTCGCTCATGAAGTACTCAAGATTGTCTGCGTCGCGCTCTTTGATGGCGGTACGCATCGCACCTGTTAGCTCGGTAAAGAACTCACGGCGCCTGTTGTACTTGTGTAGGCTGTTGGCGTTATTGGCGTTGTGCGTTGTGCCCTTGTACTCAAACCACGCGTTGTCGTGGAAGTCATCCCTTCTCAGCCGACGCACCATGCTGTCACGCACGTCTCTGATGCGCCCACGAATGCGATAACTGAAGTGGTTGATAGCCACGCCGATCATGTCGAATGTAATATCAAAGCCCTGATTGAACAGCCACTTGATCTGCTTGGGGTCAGTCACTCTGTTATCAGGATTGACAAGCACATTTGTGTAGTGCTTTGTCTCCCCATTTGTAAGCCCCTCTGTGCATTGGTAGCGAGAGGGCTGATAGTCCGAGTCGCTAAAGATATGGTGTCCGTTATCACTTGTTATTTTGTAGCCAAAGGAAACGCTACCAATTTGGACAGCCAAGAACACGGCGCCACTACTAAAACGATGTGCATAAAATTTCATTTGATTTCTCTCTTTCTTTGGTTGTGGTTAATTACTCATTGATGGCGCTGAGTCCGCCATCCAAATCAATGTCGATGTTTTCCTCGACTTCTTTTGATTTACCTAACTGTGCGACTGGCACATCTATTGAGCGTATGATGTCGCCGTTTGTGTTCATCACGCAGATGCTCACATACAGTAAGTCAACCCATACCTCAACATATGCGCCTGTCTCTCCGATGTTGACAACAGCGGACTGAACCGAGTTGTCTAACAGTTCCACGCTTAATTTAGTTTTCATTTACTTGCTCCTTGTTTAAATGGGTTTTTGCTAATCACTTCCAACAACTCATCTATGTGGTTGTAGTCATGCCGTGTGCTTTTGCAAAGGCTTTTGATGTATTCCAAGTATTCCCACAATTCATCAGGAGCACTATCGTCAGCGTCAAACCCCCACGAATAGCCGTCAGGGTCCCACTTAAAATAGAATTTAAGCGTGTGCTCTCCCAGTTTGATCTCGCCCTTGGGTCTGGCTTTGAGCCATTGATTTACTTGTTCTGCATATGTCATTTACTTACTCCCCTTTAAGTGCTGTGATGACCAATGCCTGCGCTTCTTCTATGGTGTCGAAGCAGTTGTTGCCTTTCTCATCGTGCAGGTACTCATCTCTTGGCACATCAAGCGCCATGAATCCCATGCTTGTCTCTAAGATTTGATATCTCAATACAGTTGTTTCCATTTACTTATCTCCTGTTGTTTCGGCTAGTATGAGGATGGTGCGCGGCGTAGCCAGTGCTACGCACCATAGAACGGGGACAAGTGTCCCCGTTATTCGGTTTCCAATCCTCTCCATGTGTATGGGATTGGCGTGTTGGGTTCGATCGTTGCCAAGGCAATGATTGCTTTTTTCATTCCCTCAATGGTCTTGGCACGCTCGTCTGTTGGGTCTATTGCCTGCTGTGCCTCGGCGCTTTGTAGTTCTGATTCGGTGCGTCTCATCAAGCGGTCTTTGAGTAGGATGAACAGGTCTTCGGGTATGGTGCGGACAAAGGGTTCTTTGTGCTTGGTCTTGGCTTTGCGTGGGATGTCCGCAAACATGGCGTAGATTCTGTCCTTGATCTTTTGCGGAACCCAGTCCGCCCAATGTATGGCGTTTGGTTTAACGTCACTTGGTAAAATCTTCTTTTGATTCTGATACAGGGAAAAATCTGATTTCAGTTTGTCGAGCACCATTGAGTACGCTCTGAGCGCCATGACTCGTGGGTCTTCGTTGTCGGTGCTTTTGTAGTTGAGCATTGAGCGAATGATCTTGCGCTCGATCATGAGGGGTTGCGTGAGTTGTGACCAGTAGAGCTTGAGTTGGGTGCGTTTGCCTTTCTCGCTTCTGAGTTGTGCCTTCTGATCGGCGACTATGCGCTTGATGTGTTCTCGTTCGGCGTCGGTCATTCGACGTTCGCCTAGTAGATTATGTAATTCGTTTTCGGAAAAATCCATGTAATGTTTGTATCTCATTTGACAAAATCTCCTTGATGTGGGATACCTATCCATGATAATGGCAACTATCCAATGGTACTGGACACGCTGAGTGTACCATAAACACTAGCTTTGCGAGTGACCGTGTCCGCATATATAGCGATTTTAAAAAGAGCTATTACCTTAAGACCAAAGCATGGGCTTGAGCAAGGGTAAAAGCATGGACGTGTATACGGATACTTTCCTATATATATAAATACATTTAAAAAGTTATATATATGGGACTGGTCATTCGGAACGCTAGCATTGGCGGGGCTTGAAACGTGTACGCGTATGTGCGGATAGTTGCCAAAATGATGGATATGCATGGATAGGTGGAAAAATCTCAGAATAGGGACATTTGTCCCCGTTTAAGTGGCGTTGTTTGATTTTTCCATTCTTGCCAAGACAAAATCTTGGTGGCTTGGTAATATGCAAAGTCTACCTTTCTTAGTTCTTCGAGCGTCACGAGTTGCTTGCGTAGCTCGGCGAGTTGAGCTTTGATGTGTGGGGGAGCGATGTGTTTTAGTTGCATGATTACATCCAGTATGAGTAGGGAAGGTCAGAGTAGATGCCTGTGATTTCGTCTAGATCGGCAGGCGTGAGTTTGTCATGTAGGTCTTCAAGGCAATAGCCGAGTTCGTGCCCTGCGCTAAGCTCGGCATCGAGGAACAAGAATAGTAAGACTGAAGAATAGTTAATAGGTTGCATGATTTTTCCCTTTCTTAGATTAAACGATGAGCGATGACGGACATGGGGCGTTTGTTGCGTACGCCCTCGAAATATGCGTGGAACATGATTGACTTGATTTGGTTTACGATTCGTTTTGACATGATAGATACTCCCTTGGTTAATTGATTAGACATAAAACAAAACAGCGCAGGAAGCTCTCGCCCCTGCGCTGTGGAAACAATGGGGACAAGTGTCCCCATTACTCAAATGCAACACTCGCCTTCACTTCAGCAAGCAATGCATTGAATTGGTCTCTGGTCAACCCAGCGTCAAAGATAACATCGAGCACATCGGTCAACACACGCTTGGGCACGGCAACCTTCTCGGTGCTCGAATTAGATTGGATGCCTGCTATGTCCGATGACAAACGATTCAAAGCCTTGCGACAAGCCTCGTAGTTCTTCGATGTGCTGTCGAGCACTTTCGTGCCTTGCGCTTTGCCTTTGCCGTCAACGACAGGGCAACCGAGCTTGCTTGCAACGTGCGGCAACAGAGTTGCCCGCACAGTCTCGTAGCTCTTACGCTTGAGTTGCGTACGCAATTCATTGATAGCACGCTGATAGTCGCCTACGGCTTTGAGCGCATCGTGAACAAGTTGTTGTATAGATTTCATTTGCTTACTCCTGATTGAATGGGGACAACTGTCCCCGTTGTTGATGAATGTTAGAACTAAACTACTGCTCTAACACTTTCAGTATCGCATTACGGGGGTTGCAGGAAGGTCAGAAACGGCGTGGCTTTGCCCCCACCTACCCCCCACCAACCGACTATTGGGAGAGCCTACCATCCGACACTGAACACTGTTCCATAACCATGTCAAGTATTTCTGTAATACCTTTGTACTACCCACCCACTATTTTATAAAATTTCAAAACATCATTGTCTAACATTAGACATGTAGTATACTTTGCGGGTGTTGGACGTTAAGCCAGCATTCGAGGATGTCGACGCGCAGATTTTTCTGGCTTTCCACTGCGCCATAGTTGAAGACCGAATCGAGTCCAACACACCCAAAAAAAAGCCCCGGAGAACCGGGGCAAAGGTTTCTTTACAAAAACCAAGAGAGAGAAAGCAAATGGCAACTGCTTGCACATTTACCGAAATATAGTGTACATTATTACTAACGAGGTTACAAGAGCCTACGCATGTTAGATCACTTACTTGATTTTGAACCAGAGGTGTCTGGGCACAAAGAGGGCTTTACGCCCTTGGATAAAGCTACGCCTACAGAAACCATAGACGCCAAGGTTAATACTTTGGACTGGTTAAAGTCTCAGGGTGTAGTAGATTCAGATCAATTGGCAACAGAGTTAGACACCAAGGCAGCGCAGAAGTCGTTTGCAAATATTGTCTCAGCCGCACCACACGAAGTTACTCACACGGCACTCGCCGAAGTAAAGACCCCACAAGCAGTGCAACATTTAGTTGGTATGCTGACTGCATATGACTGGGAGTTTGTGGAGCAGGCCAAGCAGATACGTAGCTACGCTGTTGCCAAGATACTAGAAGAGGTTGAGAACCCCAGCGCCAATATACGCCTCAAGGCGTTGGCACTGTTGGGCAAGGTCACAGAGATTGGGCTCTTTACAGAGAACATCAAAGTCGAGAAGACTGAGATGAGCGACAGCGAGCTTGACCAACGCATCAAAGACAAGCTGAATAAGTTCATGGACATTGCAGACGCACTGGCCCCCACGGATGACATAACCGACATAAGTATCAATGGATCTATCGAGCATCACGAGCCTGACGCCGCTTGAAGCAAAGCTCATCCAAAAGAATCTCCCCAACATGACAAAGGAGGAGAAGCTGGAGCTATTTGCGGATTTAGAAGAACGTGAGAAGCGCGCCACACTACTGGCAGCGCAAAGCAACATACTGGGCTTTGCCAAGGCGGTATACCCCGGATTCAAAGTAGGCCCCCACCACAGGAAACTTGCAAAGATATTTGAGGATGTCATTGCAGGGAATAAGAAGCGCGTTATCATTAACATAGCACCGCGTCACGGTAAGTCCGAGTTCTCATCATATTTGTTCCCTGCGTATTTTCTGGGCAAGTTCCCAGAAAAGAAAATTATCATGGGCACGCACACTGCCGGTTTGTCTGAAGACTTTGGACGCCGAGTTCGTAACTTAATTGAATCCGAGGAATACCATGAAATTTTCCCTACGACACAAATTGCGGAGGATCAGAAGGCGGCTGGTAAATGGTCTACATCGTCTGGAGGTCAGTACTATGCAGCCGGTGTCGGCGGCGCTTTGGCTGGCCGCGGGGCTGATCTGTTTGTTATTGATGATCCTCATTCTGAGCAGGACGTAAAGACAAACTCCAGACTTGCATTTGATACGGCATGGTCTTGGATCCAAACGGGTCCCTTGCAGCGTTTGATGCCGGGTGGTGCGATCATAGTCGTTATGACGCGTTGGTCTCTCTTGGATCTTACGGGCAAGTTGATTGACTACCAGATCAGAAACCCAGAAGCGGTGCCGTGGGAGATTGTGGAGCTGCCAGCCATATTAAATGAGGGCACAGAAGACGAGAAGAGTCTGTGGCCCGAGCAGTGGCCACTCGATGCGCTAAAGAAGATCAAGGCATCCTTGGATCCAAGGTACTGGAACGCCCAGTACATGCAACAGCCCACATCAGATACAAGCGCGATCATCTCTAGGAAACATTGGCGCATATGGGAAGCGGATGAGCCACCACAGTGTGACTACATTATCCAGTCTTGGGATACGGCGTTTGAGACCAAGAACAATTCGGACTATTCCGCTTGCACAACATGGGGCGTCTTCTACAATGAAGAGGAGCACGATCAAGCGCAAATCATATTGCTTGACGCGTTCAAAGACAGAATGGCATTCCCAGAACTGAAAGCCGTAGCGCTTAAACATTGGAAAGAATGGCAACCCGATGCATTCATTGTGGAAAAAAAGGCTGCTGGAGCTCCACTCATACAAGAACTCAAAGCAATGGGAATACCTGTCCAAGAGACCAATCCGAGCCGCGGCAATGATAAGATGGTGCGGCTTAACGCTGTGTCTGACCTCTTTGCCAGTGGAATGGTCTGGGCCCCCGATACAAGATGGGCAAAAGAAGTAATCGAAGAGGTCGCCGCATTCCCAGTTGGCGAGAACGATGACTATGTGGATACTACCTCACAAGCGTTAATGAGATTTAGACAAGGCGGCTTTATTTCGTTAGACTCGGATGAGAAGGACGAGCCAGCATATTGGCGTCGCAGATCAGCAGCTTATTATTAAGGAACATCATGGCAACAAGTAGTTTTGATAAAGCACTCAACCAAGCTCCATTGGGTTTGGACTCCCTCGTACCCGGCGACGAGCCGGACATTGAGATCGAAGTTGAGAATCCAGACGCTGTACATATTAACGCGGACGGCATGGAGATTGACTTAAATCCAAAAGAAGAAACCCAAGGTGAAGAAGAGTTCGACGATAACTTGGCTGAGTACATGTCACCGAGCGTGCTCTCCACAGTGGCTGGGGATTTGGATTACGACATCGACCAAGACAAAGCATCCCGCAAAGAGTGGGAGAAAGCATATGTCGAAGGACTCAAACTCTTGGGACTCCAGATGGAGGAGCGCACAGAACCTTGGGACGGTGCTTGTGGTGTGTTCCACCCCAT